TAGGAGACCTTGTGGGGTCTCCCTGTGCCAGTTCTTCAAGTGCCCTATCCCGTTGTTGTTTTGCTCGTTGAAGAACTTCTTCCCAAGTGTATGCTTTGCCTACCACTCCCACAACTGGTTGAGTGGGTTCATTAGTTACAAGATAAACAAATTCTTGTTTTTCTGGATGAGTAAGCACATCATAATCTTGAACATATTCATTAACTTTTTTCAACCAATATTTGGTATTCAAGGTTGAAAAGTATTGTGCATCATCAGGATGAATTGATGCTTTAAGTTTTCCTCCCACAATCCTCACACTAAACTTCACACCTTCAAGCAACCTATCAGGATACCCATAAAAAATGGCAGTATCAAGTTGTTGTTCGTCTTCAGTTTCAAAATAAAGAGCAGTCATCAGTCCTTTGTGTGTATGAGATCATTATAAACCACAAAGGGCACCAGTGAGTGCCCCAGTGTGCCAGTTAGTCAGATGTCCCTCTTCTTCCATTTGAGAGGTGGTGGTGTTGTTGGTTTGTTTCGGTTCTCATATAATGTTCCACCCAACCAGAAAACACCAGGAGCAACTTCTATTTCTTTTGAGAATAAGAACTTAAGGATTTTATTCAGCATTTTTCTCATCAACCCAATAAAATCCAAGAAGATTTTTCATAAAGAAACGAACAATTGCATTCGGTTTAGTCGGCATATAATACTTCAAATATCTACGATTTCCATTCGTATAATAACCATCGTGTTTTTTCCCCTGTTTGATTACAAAAGAACTTTCCACAGAACTACCACTCACAAGAAACTCGGAGGAATCAAACTTGGAATAACCAAGAGTAAGTTTATGTGGAAAACTTCCGTGAGTTTTTGCATACTCAAAATCCTGAATAATACAATCAAACTCTCGATTATATCTTTTTTCAGCAAAATATTGGGAACACTCAAACTTTTCTTTTGTTTTCTCAATCAGTTTATCAATCTTCTCATTAAACTCTTGTTGGATTTCTTCAATACTCCTGCGTGGTGCTGGGAATTTAAGTTCAGGTGGAACATAAGGGATGGTAAAGTATTCCTTTGCGATTTCATATTTTGGATTATTTTTATCCATAGAAGCAACCAATTCCATAGTATCAAAGATATTCTTCACATCTTTAATTGTTTTGATTGTATCTACATTAAGATTATGATTTAGTCTTTCAGTCATTTCACACACCTATGATAATTTGGAATAAAAAAGTTAAAAAATCGTCCTAACCAACCGATTTGTTCTCCACATTTAGGACAGCAGTATGATGGATAAGTCATCGTATTCCAGTATCAAAGAGTGGTTTTAATTCATTATATACCAAAATCAAATCTTTGTCTGTATGTAAATGACCGACATCTTTTGCCCCTCGTAGAAATTCATAGAGTTCTTTTGCTTGTTGTTCTGTAAATTCAATTTTGTAACTGATTTGTTTTTCAATCATTTTCAATCTCCATCAAATTTACATAAGGAGCAACTTTCCATTCACTCCAAGGCATATGGAAGGATGGTTCAATACATCCAGGAGGAAGTTGATTTTTATACCGATACTGAAACTCTGAACGGCAACCGTCACCAATTTCAACAATTCTCATTTCAATCATCGTTCAGTCCATTCACGAAGGTCTACAATTTCATACCAATCACAACCCCAATCCCGACCATTTACGGTATATCCGTTGGGTTCTCTGAATTTTAGTTGTGCCCTTGCTTCGTCCCGAGAAGAGAAACACCCAACCCAATCACCAGTATCAGCAGAAGGGTAATAATTGTCTCCAGCAATCAGCAAATAAGGTTTAGTCATTCTACATCCCTCAAATTGTTTTCATCAATCAAAATCACAGTATCAAATGGAGGTTCGCAACCAAGACCACAATATTTTCCAAATTTATACATCAAATCCCAGAGTTGAAATCTTACATAACCATCAGCATCAGGTTCTTTTGGTTTATAAGGATATTCATCCAGTTTTCCGTGAGAACCCCAAAAGTCATTCCAATCTCGTTCCAGCAGTTTTTTGCCGTGTTCTGTGAGTTTGACTTTTACTGTGTCGTTGATGTTGAAGAATTTCATTTCCGTGCCTCCCAATACTTACCTTCCTCACCACATCTAGCATAATATCGTCTCATCATATCACAAAAACGACCACCTTGAATTTGTCCAGTTACTAAATTTTCACTCAATACTGGATTGTGGCAAGTATCAAATCGGTCTCCAGCACCAGTAAGGTGTTCAAACCAATTTTTCTTATACCACTTACAATCCTTACATAAACGAATTTCAGTCATTTGAAGTTTTTGTGTATGAAAGTATCATACCAGAAAGGGCACCTGTTTTCAAGTGCCCTTGTTCCAGTTCTTCAAGTGTCCTTATTTTAATTTTCCACGACCAAGAACCCAACTTTCACCAGGACATTTTTTAGACATTTTAGTATTTCCATTTCCATCGTTCCACCATTTTGAACCCTTAATTACCTCAATCTGTCTGATTTTAGTTTTTTCGGCAGGTGTTTTGCCTTTTTTTGCTTTACTAAATTTTTTCCTAGTTTCTTCAGACCGTTTTATACCTTTAAGTGAGTCACTTCTTTTTTTATTGCTTTCTTCAGTTTGAGATTTTCCTTTCTTCATTTTACTCATTTGTTTTCTGGACTCTTCACTATGAACCAATCCAGAGCATCCTTCACCACCATCAGTTTTATTTCTCAATATACCAGTTTCTAAATCTATTCTCCCAAAAACACAAATCATATAGATTTCGTGCTTAAATGCTTCTTCTTCAGTTAAATTTTGTTTGAGAAAAATAATTCTTGATTTATCTTTTGGTTTGTTGCAAGGTCTTCCACAATTAGCATAAATTCTACTTTCGGTTCCCTTACCAATGTAGTAAGGAGTCCCATCCTCACGCAAATATGCGTAAGTATAAAACCTTCTTGGGTCTTTCATTTCTATTCTATTTGGACTGCATTATTATTTATAAAACTTTATAATAGAAAAGGTGTCCCGAAAGACACCCATTCTTGTCCGTAGAGATTGCAGTCCAAACAGACAATAATATTTAGTTAGTTAAAAGGATACGGTTGCTGTGGGTCTTGTGTCCACAATTTCTGGTAGGTTAACCACTTTTCTTGATGTGGTGTCATTTCAGCAAACCAGTGCATCCCATCCTCGGAAATTGCATCCAAATAATGGATTTGTGTTCTTGGACAAATAGTTCTTGTAACTTGTGTGAATTTTACTTTTTCCATAATCAATTACCATTAATAATGTTCCAGAATTGTTTAGAGTTAGCACCAGGTAGATGTGGAAGTTTCTTCTCCCAGTATCCTGTGATATGACGATACCACGATTTTAGCACATATGGGAGTTTCATAGTGCTTCTACCTCATCAGCAATTTCACGCAACACAGATACGGAGTCTTCAAGTTCTCCACAATCGGTGCATAATCTATCAGCAACTTCATTGATTACACGGGCAATCAATTTTTGCCTATCTTTACTTTTGGGACGCATAGACAATTCCATCGTTGCTTCCAAGATTTGTAGTGCTCTGGTAGTCATTGGTCTCTAATCATTTTGAACCATTTAGAAAACTCTTCCCATTTTGTATCATTAAATGCTTCTTGGAGGAGTTCTGTGTCTTTTTCTCTATTGATTTTAGCAACCATAGTATTCATCTCACATTTAATTAAATACCTATGCATTTGAAGCATATAATCAATTTGTTCGTCAGTCATCATAATTCCCCCCGATACCAACGAAGGTCTCTTGGTTTTGCGTCAATTATACTACAATCAAATTGAAATCTATTCCAACGAAAGAAAAATCCAAGCAAATGACTAGAACCAATACTCAATGACATTGCTGGGAAGATTTCATCAGAACCATAGTCATCCCATTGGAGAGTAAAATCAAACAGAGCAAACCTACGGGATGTGAGAACTTGGAAAAACCACTCCTTCCCATAATCCTCATAGGTTTCATAATCAAAGAGTTTCATACTCCATCTCCAGTTTCATTCCATTCATTCATGCGAGTAGCAAGGTCTTCACACTCTTTCCAGTGTTTCTCCACTTCTTTCACACGCACCATAAAACTATCTTCACCATGATCACCTGAATACAGATAATCAATATGCCTCATGATTTCTGCCATCTTACGCATCTTGAGAAGTTGTTTTCTCAAATACTTGAGAGTTTCTGGTGAAAAATTGGGAGCATACTCATACTCATCTAGTTTTTTGTTGTTGTTTTGGATTTCTACTTCTAACTCATCAGCAAACTGTGCTACCTTGTAGTAATCGTAACCGCAGTCACCAAAATGTCCACCTGACATGAGTTTTCCTCCTTTCTATCTGAACATATTATACTACAAAAAGAGCACCTATGGGGTGTTCTGGGACACTTGTTCAGGTGGCACAGGAGGAGGTGGAGGAGGAAGTTGAGATGCTTGAGGAACTTGTTGAACTTGAGGTTGTGTAGGTGGAAGTGTAACTGGAGTAGGAATAGATGTAATTGATTGTTGTTTCAGTTGTTCTTCAAGTTGTTGAATGCGTTCTTCATAAATCTTTGGTTGTTGATTGTCATCTTGTGCCAATTTCCATCCAGCAGCACCAGCACCAAAAATACTTGCGAGTGCGGCAAAGATAGAAATAGTTTTAGTGAAACTCATCGGTATTCGTCCTCATCAAAAGTAAAGTATTCGTGAATGGCAGACATCACAGCATCTTCAATATGCTCAATGACAGCACCCTCAGTGGGATTTTCTACGTGCTTATGTGCCCGATGCCATCCCTGACGGACACCTTCTTCAATTGCCTGTTCTAGAATCACATAAAATTTGGGTTTCATTCATCCTCCTCAGTTTCTCAATGACAATCGTTGCTTTGCTGCTTTTGGGTCTTACGGTTACTCTTCTCATTTTCAATCTCCAGTTTCAGTTTGCGAATACCAGTAATAAAATAAGCAAAGTCACGGGTCTCTGTAATAGGTTTGGTTTCACCACACACATTACAGGTTGATTCATAAACAGAAGAACAACCTACAGAATACACACCATACTTTCTACCACAGTCAAAACAGGTATTGTAGGCAGTTTCAAGTTTTTTAAGAAGTGCTTTCTTTTCCTTGAGGTTCATAACGTAGTTCAACACGGGGTTTTTTGTCTACAAGGTAATCATACAGCATCTGAGCGAACCCGTAATGGGGTCTTGTGCCAGTTTCGATACTGGACGACGTGGCTACTGTCCACATAATGTCCAGTTCTCTTTTATCGGTGAGTTCCTTCATTCTTCAAGTTCTTGTGCGAGTTGTAACATATCTTGTTTATCAAGCACAATCAAGTCATTCTGTGCCTGATAAAATCTCACAGTTTTAGCAGTAATTTTTAAAATTGCTGCAACCAGTTTTTCTTCTGTATCAACACCAGCGTTTCGTGCTTCCCATACAGCGTTCATAAATGCTTGTGATCTCTCTGACATACTCAATTTCTGGTTATTTGTTGATTATAAAACTCTTAACAAATATTGTCAAGATTGATTGTTCTTTTCCTCAAATTCTTTGATGAGTTCTTTTGCCATTTTCACGGATCTTCTATGAATTAACCATTTAACAATTAGATTATCCGGTGAGTTAATTATCCACCATTTACGCTTCTGATATTCAAATGTTAAAAGTCTTATTACATAATCAAAAGCAGCGGCAACACTACTATCCGTTACGATAACGTAGGCAACCGTTACAAATACAATAAACCATATGTAATAAGACATATTCATTTTTAAGATAGTATATTATTTAATCTTGATATTTTTTGACATTTTTCACACAGACTTTAAACTTTTGCCATTGTGTATCAGAAAAGTTATCTGAAGCGTAAGGAATGCCGACAATAGCAGCACAAAGTTTATTCACATTAATTGAGTAAACTTCTTGAGCAATTGCTGCTGGAGAAAAAAGAATAACTGTAGAAGCGATTAAAGTTTTCATAGAAATTGATCCAAACTTGAGATGGATTGACCTTTAACTGCTTTTGCAATATAAGATCGTGCTGCTTTATAGTTATTTGCAGTATGAACTTGTTGTCCGTTGTGAATGATAATAAACTTTTTTCCAAAAGGAACTGCTGCCCATTGGAGATCTTTTGTCACATAACCAGCAGGGTCTCCTGGTTTTGGATTCAGAAGACCTTCATTTGGAATATTCATCAAAACACAACCGTAGAAGACATAACACGGGCATTTGGATATTGTGCAAGAGCAACTTGAATTGCCTCTTGTCGATTGCGAGCATAGCATTCCACATAGAATGTTTGCCCACTGACCATGCACATAATTCGGTGTTTCATTGGAAAATTTTTTCCTTGTTGAACGAATGTATTATAAGGGAAATAGAAGTGGATTTTATGTTCACTGTGACAGTTTGAAAGGTGTCAGTGGCGGACTACCGACACAGCAACCTCGCCGTGCTTGAAGATCGTATCAGTCACAGTCTGAACTGCCTTTGCAGTGCCCGCTGATGCCTTGTCAAAGGTCGGACAGATGATCAGACCATAGGATTTAACATAAGATGCCAGATCGCCCGCCTGAAGCGTCCCAGAGCGGATTCCAGCAGCATCATAGGGATGAAGACGCAAAGTCCTACCAACCGTCTGACCGATGCCCACAACGTCCATAGAACGCATAAAGACAACTGCCTCCAGAGCAGAAATATTGATACCTTCTGCCAGAATGCTGTGATGAAGAACAATGAACTTCTTATCAGCATTCTTACCCCAAGCATTCAGAGTGTCAAAGAACTGCTCACGATTGACCTTTTGACCATCAATAAATGCACCGTGCTTCGCAGTAATATGAAGCACAGAATAACCCTGATCAGCAACCTGATTAGCAAAGTCAGTTTGAGACAGAAGATTGATAATGTGCTTGGTCGCTTTGGCACAAATCAGAATTTTATTGACGGGATGCTCAGAAATGGTTTGAAGCAGATACTCACAGTCGCGTTGAGCAATATCCTCACCCTTGACAGAAAGACGCATTTGCTTTGCAATCACATTGGGTGGAATGATATAACCATTCTCCACCAATTCAGGAGCAGGAACTTTAGCGATGATGTTACCGTAGACAGCAACATCATTCATACCGGGTTTGGAAATCGTCGCAGAATACTTTGGAGTCGCAGTAAAGAAGTAGCAACGACCTGCTTCTGAAGCAAAATGCTCAACCGCAGGAAAGAAGTCACGACGCACAGAATTGTGTGCTTCGTCGAAGTAAATGGTATCAACGTGAATATCGGAGCGAACAATCTGCTGCAGAGAATTATAGGTCGTGAAAATCAATTTGTGACCTTCTGCAGCATCATACCAAGCACGAATCACACTGGGATTAGTGCTGCTGAAGTGATGAGTCTCCCCCGTGTGAACATGCATCACGTGAGCATTAGTGATGAACTCTAAGTATTCTGAAGACAACTGCTCAGACAAAAGGATGCGGGGGCACACCACTACAATGGTCTGGGGGTCGCTATTGGAAAACTCATGCACGGCATCACAAATACCAACAAGAGTTTTTCCCCCTCCAGTGGGGAACACACAGATTCCTTTTAGATACTGTTGTAGAGCATCCAGAGCGGTTTGCTGATGAGGACGGAGTTGAATCACTGTGGTTTCATTGTGTATGGAAGTATTATAGCAGAAAACCGCCCCTGATGTGACTCAATGGACGGTTTCTTAAGTGTCCTATAAAGCTTTAGATTCTCATCTTCAACCAGGACAAAGGTAGTCTAGCAGTATTAGAGTGGTTATGTCAAGAGTTTATTTGCTTGTCTATTGAAATCTACTGAAATTAAATCATGATTTGAAATAATTAAAGATAATATTTGCACGATAAGGTTCGTCACTGCACGTTGTACTTGTATGCATTTTACTTGAATCAAAAAATAATGCTCTATTTGCAAGAGATTGTTTGAGTAAGCACGACAGTTATGGGTTTTTTAAAGAAATGAATGCTTTAGTTCACACTGGTCCAACTTTAACTAATGTGAATGATTTTCGAATATTGCTAATCGATAGTGAGACTTGATCAATGAATTCTGTGAATAGTATTGAAATTTGCCTGCCTGATGATTGGCATCTGCATGTGAGGGACGGCGAGTTTTTGCCAGATTTGTTAAAGCACACAGCTAGTCAGTTTGGTCGAGCAATCATCATGCCAAACCTAAAGCCTCCAGTCACGAATGCCCAAATGGCACTTGCATATAAGAATCGAATCTTGAATGCATTACCGGTGGGTTCAAAGTTTGAGCCGTTGATGGTGTTGTATTTGACTGATAACACTAGCGCTGATGATGTTAGGTCGGCCAAAGAGGCTGGAGTGGTTGGTTTTAAGTTATACCCTGCTGGAGCAACAACAAATAGTGATGCGGGTGTTACTGATATTAAAAAATGTTCAAGCGCGCTAGATGCAATGTCTGAGTGTGGCCTGCCCCTACTAGTCCACGGTGAAGTAACTCATTCAGAAATTGATGTTTTTGATAGAGAGGCTGTTTTTATTGATCAAGTTTTAGAACCTCTGCGAGCAAGGCACCCTGGGTTAAAAGTTGTTTTTGAACACATTACAACTAAACAAGCAGCGCAGTATGTTGAGTCAGCTGATACAAAAAGATATGGCGCGATTGGGGCCACTATCACTCCTCAACACATGCTTTACAACCGCAATGCCATCTTTAACGGTGGCATAAGACCTCATTACTATTGTTTGCCAATTTTAAAAAGAGAAGAGCATCGCCAAGAATTGGTACGTGTGGCTGTCTCTGGTAATCCAAGATTTTTCTTGGGAACCGATAGCGCTCCCCACCTAAAAGGCACAAAAGAAAATGCTTGTGGTTGTGCCGGTTGCTATA